AATAATTCATATATAAAGAAATACACTTTTTACTTAAAGAAATTATCTTCTTTAAAACCCTAAAAATTAAAAACTAGGAGAATTTGGCAATTTGAAACGCATTTAGTATTTAAAGTATTATTTTGCTTTATTTTTTAAAGTTTTATCTACAATTTCAGAATGATCTGAGGTCATTAAATCTTCAATTGTATATCCATTTTCAATATACCATTTATTATTTTTAAGCTTATTTTCAGAATTCTCTCTACTAATTATTCTATAATGATAACACAATAAATACCCATTCTCAATATCCTCCTCACGTAACTTATTATAATAATTTGCTATCCTTTGCTTTTTTAATTTAATACTATCAATTATTGAAACATTATTTGATATAAATCCTGTAGGATAATGATCAGTAATATTATTAAATTTTTCAGTTTTAAATATACATTTAACTTCAATATTCCAAAATCTACATCTAAATTTTTGAATTTTGTGTGGATGTTTTTTATTATGATTCCATCTATAAACATTAGTTTTCAAAACACTTTCTGGATTTTTATCAATATTATTACAAGCCATCATAACCCAAGGAATTTTAATACAATCATATTCCTTAAATGTAGTTTCTAATTCTTGTTTAATAGTATTACTAATATTCTTCCTTGTAGTAATAAATTCATCAACATCTACATAAATCATCCATGTAAACTCATTTTTTATTTGTTTATAAATTTTATTTGCTATATTCCTATTTATAATGTTTTTCTTATAAAAAATTTTAATTTTATCATCCTTAATATTATCATAAATAGATTTATCATTACTATCATCATCAATAATATATATCATATCAACTCCCTGTAATAAATAATAATCACAAAATTCTTTTATAAAAAATTCGTCCTTACATCTAGTTAATAAACCAATAAATTTCTTATTCATTAAATTTAATAATATATTAATATAAATATTAATAAAAATATTTATATATATATATATATATGAAATATAGATTTAAAATTTATTATACTTTTTTAGGTGGAAGTAGTAGCAGTAGTAGCAGTAGTAGTATAATACCTTATGCTAGTGATAATAATCCAAGTAATACCGGAGACGAATTTAATTGGTTTAGATATCGTCCAGAAGAACTACAAAGGGAATTAAACTTATTTGTTAATGGTGGATTAATAGAATCTGGTCATGAACGTAATGGTATTAGACAAACAAAATCATTTAGTCAACAATGTATGTATATTTCAATATATGATTACTTAACGCTAAAACAAAATTTTGATGGTTCATTTGAAGATTTTAAAAGAAGTATAGATCCAAATAAAAATACTCCAGATAATATGGAATGGGATGAGTTCAATACAAATCATAAAGAAGTTCTAAGAAAAGCAGCTGTAATATATGAATTAGATATACGAATATGGCAAAGAAGTTTTTTTGATCCTAATTATTTAGATCAAGGAAATAATTTTTTTGATCTAGATAGAAAATTAATCCGACCACGTTATAGAGAAGGCGCAGGGAATATTAATATAGTTAATGTAGCTGCAAATATTAGGCATTTTGAACTTATTATTGGAGGTAGCATATTTGGAAATAATGATACTTATAATACACAAATACAAGCACAAGATAATAGAGGTATTCAAAAAAATGATAATGAATTTATAGATTTATATAATGATATTATAAATAATTTAAATACTGGTAATGCATTTGATTATCTCGATAAAATTAATAAATTAAAACAAGAAGAATATGATGCTTTATATGATTTTGAACTAAAAAAAAAAAGTAGTGATCTTACAGAAGAAGAAAAAAAGCAAATACGAGATAATGTTGATAATTATTTTAGAGAATTAGTATTAGTAGTTGAAGAATTATTTGACCAAGAAGAACCTAATCCTAATACTTCTAATTATAAAGAGCTTGAAACTCTACCACAAATTGAAGAACAAGAAACTGATATTAATAAAGCTGTTATAGATAGAATCCTACAAGAAGAAATAGATGAACAAATAGCTGAAAATATACAAAATTATGAAAATACTAAAAGTAGCCAGAACCCCAAGTCAAGTAGTAGTAAAAGTAGTACAAGCAGTAGTAGTAAAAGTACAAGCAATAGCAGCCAAAGTAGTAAAATAACAACTTATTTAGATTTGATAAATAAATATAAAAAGAACAAAAATAACAAAAAGAAGAAGTAAATTTAGCACAAGCTTTACAAAATGAAGAATATAATCAACCATAATAAATACTATAATTTTTATTAACCATAATTTATTTATTTTATCATCTAATTATAGATGGAAAAAGTAATAGAAATTAAAAACATTAATTTTAATAAAGAAGATATTATAAATGGAGTAAATTATTATCAATATAATTATCAAAATAACAATTTAATAGCGGGGGAGTTTAAGTTTAAAGCAAGCGAAGATAAACCTAGACATACAATAATGTTAGCATCTAGATTTAATAATAATAGTAGAGAAGAAAACGGACCTTTTCCAGGGTGGTTTGTTCAAATTGTTGGTACTTCATTATCAATAGGTATTGGTAATGGTAAAACTTGGAAAAGTATTGTTAGTAAAAGTAAAGTAATAAGTAATGAATGGAATCATGTAGCCTTTTCTATTAATAATAATACAAAAAAAGGATCTTTATATTTAAATGGTCATTGTGATACTGTTAATAATATTACATTTCGAAAACCTTGTAATGGTGTTACAATAGGCGCCCTTAACAAAAAAGGTGAATTTAAATTTAAAGGAGAATTAAAAGAAATTAAATTAGGTACTGAATTAGAAGAAAAAACTGTAAGAATAGAAAATACTAATAAAGATAATATAGAACAATGTATTAAAGAATCAGATAAATTTTTAGAAACGATAAAAGAGAATTTAATCAATATAAATAATGATATTAATTCATTAAAAGAGATTAAAAATAATATTACATCATGGAAATATAGAGGTTTACAAATTGATACTAGTATGTTAGATGATCAAATTAATAATTTTTCAAATAAAACTAGTGATTTTGAAAACGAAACTAAATTAAAATCAGAATTATTATTTAATCTAGATCATAAAATTAATCCAGATGATAATTCACTAGATAAAAATAATTATCTTGATTTTTATAGTTTATGTCTACATAATTTAAAAATTGACGTTGAATTATTAAATGATGCAGTAGAAAACTTATCTAAATTTAGAAATTTAGGAATTAAGTTAGGTGATGCATTTGTAACAATCGATGAACAAAAACAAAATATAATTAGTAAAATAACTGAAGCAAGAGATGATCTTAAAAATAGATCAGATATGACTTTCGAAATGATGAATTTAGTTACATTAAATGAAGATTAATTTTATTAAAATAATTTTTTAATAAAAATAAATATATTTAAAGAAATTTATTAATTTTGATATTAAAAATATATATATATATATATATGAAATTTGAAATTAAATATAATAATTTAAAAAATAAAAAATTATTATTAGGAGGAAATACTTTACTTTGGGATGATGATTATAAAGATGATATTATAAAAAAAAATTAAGCAGATAAAGATTATTGTAATTTAATAGAAAATGTAAAAATACTTAATAATGAAGGAAGAAATAATTTAGGTATTGGATTTGTTACTATTGGAAATAAAGAATATTTTTTAAAATATTCCAGTAATTTAATGGATGAATTTAAAACTGGTTATTATTTATCTAAATTGAATACAATATATCCTTACTTTTTAAATGTGCATTCAGTTCTTGAATGTGAGTATAAGTCAATAAGAACTCAAAACGAAATTAAAAATGGTCATATTATGTTAGTTGATAAAGGAACAGAAACAATTGTGCAATATCTAAATAATAAATGTAAAGAATATTTAATTTTTTTAATACCTGATTTAGAAGAAAAAATAAAATTATTAGATAATGGCATAGAAGATGTATTAAAAAAATATTTAAATAAAAATGAAATTGATATAAATCTATATAATTTAGAGGATAATATAGATAAACAAGAATATGAAATAATTACAAATGAAATTCATATTTTAATTAAGAATTTTTATTTATCATTTAAAGAAGAATTAATAACATTTCAAACAGAATTTATACCATTATTTTTAAAAAATTATAAAGTAATAATTGATTCATATTTTTTAGTTGATATAGTAACACTTAATAATTATAATGATTATATTCCTGATAAAAAAAGTGATAATTTTATGATAAGAACAATTCCATATGATGAAGATATTATTTATAGATTTAGATTTAATGAACAATTTTACAAAATAAATAATGTATTAGAATGGTTTAATAAAAAAGAATATTGTTTTTTATATCCTGTTGATTTTGGTTCCTTAACAATAAATTTAAATTTAAAGAAATTATCTAATGAATTATTAAATTTTTATTATAATAAATGGATTCTTAATTATTTTGGTTTGTATCTATTTTCTGATAATAATAATTTTTCTTGGGATAAAAATATATTAAAATTAGAAACAAATAAAATTAGTTTAAATTTTAGTAAATATTATTCATATTTTGAATCAATATTTGATAAATATAATATATTTACAATAAATTTAATAAATCCTTTAATGTTATATGAATTAGGATTAGAAACATGTAATACTAATAATTATCAAGAGGAATTAAATAAATTATATGAAGAAGAAGAAATAATGCAAAGAGATGATTATATAAATCAAAATATTGGTGATAAAAAAATATTTGAAATAAGAAATTTAGAAGAAGCTATTATTATTTTAAAAATACATTTAGATGGTAGCACTGTAATATATGATAATTATCATAATAATTATAGAAATTATTCAAGTGGTTTAGGATTTCATGAAAACAATAGTTTAGGATATAATTTTAAAAAATATAAACCAAATACAAAATATATAGATTTTGATTTTTCTAAAAAATATAATGATCCTAATTAAAAGTATAATTAAATTTTATTAAAATTATTTTTTAATAAAATTAAAAACAAAAAATTTCATCAACTTCCATAGCCCAACCAAATTTATCATGTAAAGCTGTTGTATAAACATTTTTTATATCAATATTATGTTTTTTACAAAATGCAACAATAATTCTAGGATCAATATAATTAACTTTAGATGTACTAAGTGAAACATTTTTTAAATCAATTTTTAGTTCTTTTTTCGATTTAGCTAATTTAATTTTTGCATCTAATTTATTAATTTGTTCTTTGATATTTTTAGTATCCTTTCCTTTACTTTTATAATCTATTTTTTTATCTTCTAATAATTTTTTTCTTTTTTTATATTCTTTAATTTTAGTATTATATTTATCAATACCTTCTTTGAAATTTTTATTAATATTTTTTTGATGATTACATAATAAGGCTATTTTTGCATTAGCTTTATTAAACTCATCTAATATAAAATTAACTTTATCAGATTCTTCATATTTTTCGAATTTAGAAGTTATTTTATTTAATTCTTTTTGGAATAATTTACTAGCGTTCATAGTTCTGAATACTTTTGATGTTAAACCTTTCATCATATTTTGTAAATATCCATTTATATCAACTGGGGTTATTTTATCAAACAAATCATCTTTTTTATTTTTATTTGTGATAAATAATTCTAAGTTTTTGTAAACTAAATCCATTATTTCCATTTTTTTAGTATATCGAACAGAATCTTTTCCTAAAAAATCTAATTTAATAATGTTATTAGGTAATAATTCAATGTGTTCGACACGTAAAGAAGAAACACCAACAGTATCTGCTTCATCAGAGCCTTTTTCATTACCAACTCTCAAAGCTAAATTTTCTATAAAGAAAAGTGCAGTAGCAAGTTGTTTTATTTTAATATCTTCATTAACTAAATTTTCATTATTTATTTTTCTTATATCACACAAATTTTTTTTTAATTTTCTAGCTAAATCGAATTTATCTTTATCACTTTTAGATTTAAAATCTGATTTATCACTTAATCTAACATATTTCATTTTATCAGTAACTTTTTCTTTCCAAGAAGCTAACCAAATTACTGTATTATCGTGAATTACCTCCTTCCACATTCTATTCTTAAATTCTGTATCAGGAACTTTTTCTCCTTTACCAATATTAATTGTAATATCCTCTGGATAAATACGTTTTTTAATTCTTCCAGCTAATGGATGACACCCACGTCCCATAAAAATACCAGGAGGCTCTATTCTAAAATTACCAACTGGTTGTTTTTTATCATCTATTTCAGCGAATAAGAATTTTTCTTCTTTTTTAATTTGCTCATTTTTTATTAATTCTTTTTCTTCTTTCGATAAATTAAGTTTTTTATCTTTTTCTTTTATTAAATAATTTTCGAAATTTTTAAAATTTAACTCATCTAAACTTTTTATATTTAAATTTTTATCTAATAATTTAGAAAAATCCTTGAAAAAATTTTTATTAAATTTAGGATTATTTACGTACTCAGTATTCAAAAACTTGGCATAAAATAATGCTGCCTCCTCCGCCTCACTACTTAATAAAATTTCATTATTATTATGTATTAATTTTATACTTTTAGATTCATATTCATCAGGAAATAGGACACCATTATGACTCATTTTAGTCCATAATTTTTTAGTATTACCTCCATTAAGTATATCTAAAAATTTAATATAATTATATAGCATATATATTATTAATATTTAAAAAATAATTTATATATTCTAATAATATGAATATTATATCTAATAAAGATGAGTTAAAAGATAATTTAATTATAGCATTAATAGATACAATATTAGAACTATATACTTATAATTATAAATTTAATTATGATGAAATTAGAAATAATATTTTAAATAAATTAAAAAAATCAAATTTAATTGATACAGAAATGAATGAAAGTGTATTATCAATCAAAAAAGAAATAAATAATTTACTTATAAACGAGCTTCCAAATACAATGGAAAAAAAATCACTATCTATATTTAATAATTATCAAAGTCAAACTTTAATTGGTAATGGATCATTTTCTAATGTTTATAAAGTTTATAACGCTATGGATGATCAATACTATGCTGTAAAAAAAATTGGTTTAGATGAATATTATTATGAAAAATTAGAAGAAATAAGATCTTTGGCTAAATTAAATCATAAAAATATTATAAGATATTATAGTTCTTGGATTGAGTCCAAGAAGATCAGTAATAAGTTAAAGAGAATTAAAAGTATTAATTTAGAGTTATTACCTTTTGATAAGTTAGATGTGGATGATTTAAATAACCAATCAATTGAATATGAGTATGATGAGAGTATATATGATAAGTTTATATTTATTCAGATTGAATTATGTAAGTGTGATTTAAAAAAGTATATTGAGGAAAATACTTTATCATATGATGATAAGATAAGAATAGTTATTGAGATATGTGAGGGATTAGATTATATTCATAAAAATGATATTATTCACAGGGATTTAAAGTTAAATAACATTTTGGTAAATGAGGATAATAATATTAAAATAACTGATTTTGGTTTAGCTACTAAATTATATGAAGTAAATAATGAGGTAGTAGGAAGTAGAATGTATATTGCACCAGAGGTATTAAATAATAAAAATTACAGTTTAAAATCAGATTTATATAGTTTAGGGATAATTATGTTAGAGATATTTATGAAATTTAAAACAAATATGGAGAAGGTAATTGTTATAAATGAGATAAAGAGTGGTAAGAGTGATATAACAAATTTTATAAATGTTAATAAAGTATTATATAATTTAATTTCGAATGATTATGAGAATAGATATGAGCTTGAAGAGATAATTGGTATTTTATCTGAATAGTATTTAAAAATAGATAAATAAAAATATAATAAATATGAAAGAATACGTAGATATAGAATTAAATGAGTGTATAGTTTGCCATGATAGTTATTGTGAAGAAAGTTTAGTTGAGTATAAACATAGGTGTGGAAGATATTATATTCATAAAAAATGTTTATTATTATGGTTAAAAAAACACAATAACGAGTGTATAATATGTAGAGAAGAATTAATTACAAAAAATGATAAAAATAAAAAATATTGTTGTTATATAATTACATTATTTGTATCTTTTATAATATTATTATTTTTTTTTATAGTATTTTTAATTGTATTTTAAATAATATAAAAAGATATATATTGTATAATATTATATGGCAGAGTATAAACCATTTGTTCAAAAATTAAAATTTAACAAAATAATTGGTGAAAAGTTTGATACAATAAAATCACATTATTTTAATGAACCTTTATTTAATTTAGGTTATCATTATTATTTAAAACAGGTTAGACAAAAATTAAATTCGGATGATTTGTTAAAAAGAATTTTTTATTTAATTATAAATAAATTTGAAATAAGTATACCAGATTATGAAAATGATTTAGAAAATAAGTTAAAAAAAAAGTTAAAAATAGAATATTTTTATAGTAGAGATTTTTTAAAAATTTGGGAAATATTTAGTTTTTTTAATATAGTAGATGACAAAAGTTTAAAATCTTTATGTTTATCAGAAAATGGTGGTTTTGTTCAAGGAATTCATTATTTTCGAGAATATTATTTTAATAATAAGAATGATAAATTAAGTTATGAATTTAAGAATAAAAAAGAGGATTTTCAGATTAAGAATAATAAATTTACTAAAATGGATAATAATAATCCTTTAGAGAATTTTAATATTTCTAATTCTCTATTAACAGTATTAGATATTAATAAGTTTATTAAAGATAATAAGTTATCAAATTTAGATTTAATAACAAGTAATGGTTCAGATAAAGGTGAAAGTTTTTCTTATAAATATTTAGTTAGTAATTTATTATTAGTTATGAAATTACAAAATAAAGGGGGTAAATTTATTTTAAGATTAGGTGATATTTATACAAGCTTTACAGTAAAAATAATAAATATTTTATATGATTGTTATAAAGAAGTTTATTTATTCAAACCTTTATTTAGTAGAGAATATACAAATGAAAAGTATTTAATTTGTATAAATTTTAATTTAAGTGATAAAGATAAAACAAATTTAATTTCTAAATTAGAAAAATTATTAAATGAATTTAATAAAAGTAAATTTGTAATTACTGATTTTATATCATCTAAAAATTATGATTCAGATGAGTTAAAAGATATAATTAATTTAAATAATTTCTTAAGTAATAATGAACATAATAATATTAATAAAATTATAGAATATAGAAATAAAAAAAATTATTTTGGAGAAGAGTATCATAGTTATAAAGAAAACCAAATAAAAAATAGTGATTATTGGTATGATACTTTTATAAAAAAAAATTATAAAGAATTAATTAAAATATAATTTTTATTTAACTTTAGGTTTAATATATTTATTAGCTAAAACATCACCTATTTGTGCTTCATGTTTAAATTTTACCTCATCTAAAAATAACTGATCAATATTCAAATTTCTAGTTTCTTTTTCAACTAACCTATTAATGATAACTGGATATTTATCAGAAAATGATTCATTATAATTTTTAACTTGTTCTTTTAATTCTTTTTCTTCTAAAGATTCGTTTGCTAAAACAAAGTTTCTGATATCTTCAACTGTATCTTTGATATCATTTTTTTCATTTTCTCTTAATTTAAATTCTTTATCTATTTCATTTAATTTATAAAACATTAAATCTAAAAATTCCAAATCTTTATTTGAAATTAATAAATCAAATATTGGTTTGTTATCTTTTACAAATTCAGGGAATAGCGATTCCATTTCTTGAGAAAATCTTTCTTCAGATAAATGTTTGTACTTATTTAAACTTCTAAACTTTCTAATTTGATCTGAATAAGATTTTATTAAAACAATTTTATTTATATCCATAAAATAAAATATAAATAATTTTTTAAATATAATTAATTTTTTCTATTTCTTTTTTTAAATCTTCTAATAATAAATTTTTATTTTTCTTTTTTAAATTTTGTTTATCGTAATTAAGTGTAATTAAATATTCAATTATCTCATCTTTTTTTAATGAATTTAATTTTGATTTAGAATAATCTTTAATTTTATTTATATCATAATTTAAATCATTAATTTCAATATCAATATTTAAACTTAAATCACTATCTATTATAGAATCATCATTACTTTCAGATGATTTATATTTATTATTAATGAATTTTAAATCTTCTGATAATTCATTATAATTAATTTCTGAATCAAATGAATTATCAGAATAAATGTTTTCATCCTCTAAATCAATAATTATATTTTGTAAGTCTTTATTTTTATATTTATCAAATAAATCATCATTGTCTACTGCAATTTGTAAATTTTTATTATAAGCATATAAGTTATCAGAATTAATTACTGAACAAATAATTGATGAATTATATTTAAAGAATTTTCCATTATCATTTGCATAATTTAAAGGATAATAAATATTATTTATTTTATTTAAAAAAATATTATTTTTATATAAATTTAGTTTATTTTCATTATAAAAAACAGTAATTTTATTTGTTTCATAACAAAATATAAAAATGTTAATATTCAAAAATGATGCAACTAAATACATATAATCATCATAATCTAGCAAATTATTTCTATATTTGGAAATAATTTTTGTTCTTTTCATTTTAAATTCTTTTGGCAAATTAATTTTCTTTGCAACTAAATCATCTATAAGTCTATGTTTAAAACAGTTAATCAAATTATTTCTGTAATTATCATCAAATAAAACAAATTTATCATCAAATATATACAAAATACTAAATAAAAATGATTCACTAAAATTATTAATACCAATCCTATCTATATTATTTTCAAATATATCTCTGAAATATTTAAAATTTTTAGAATTTTCTATTTCTAAAAATTTTAATTTTATTTTTTCTTTTATTACAATATTAGGAACAAAAATACTTCTGTCTTTAAAAAAATTTTTTATAATTTCAATATCTAATTGATTTTCCATTTTAATAATTAGTATAGATATCTTTTTAAATATATTTATTCTAATGATTCTCTAGTACATTGATTTACAATTTTTTGAAATTCTTTTTTATCTTCTCTCCAAATTTTCGCTGAAGTTATATTTGCTGGTGATTCATCATTTGGATCATGTAGTAATGAAATTATACTTAATAAAATACTATTAACTGAATGAACAGGTCTCCATCTTTCATCTGCACTTTCATAACCAAATCTATCAACACCTTCATGTAATATAGATATACATACTTTACCACTTTCATAAATATTAGGATGAAAAATTTTACTAATAAAAATAAAATCAGGCGGACTATTTGGAAAATTCTTTGGAAAAATAATTTTAGCTTTAAAACATCCTCCTTCATAAGGTGAATCTTTAGGACCGATAATAATTAATTTCCATTCAAATGGATTTTCATCATTAAAATCTATAGATACTCCATCTATTGGATCTTTATTAAATAATTTATAATTTTCAAAAATAATTTTTATTGGATTCATTTTATTAATAAATAATAATATTTTAGGTATATTTTTTTTTAATTTTATTTAAGAATAAGTTAAATATTTATATAAATGATATCTAAAAAAAGAATAATGAAAGAGATTAAAGAAATTTTAGCAAATGAGTATAAAGATATTAATTTAGTAGATTATGATGAAAATAATATTTATGATATAAATATTATGATAAAGGGTCCTAGTGAATCACCTTATGAGAATGGAACATTTAAATTAAATATTAAGTTTCCAAAGAATTATCCTTTTGTACCTCCTCAGGTAACATTTGTTACAAAAGTGTATCATCCGAATGTAAGTTTAGCAGGTGCGATTTGTTTAGATATATTGAAAGATCAGTGGAGTCCAGCATTAACATTAGGAAAAACTTTATTATCGGTAAGTTCATTATTATATTGTCCAAATTCAAATGATCCGTTAAATTTAGATGCAGGTGATTTTCATAAAAATGATATAGAGAAGTTTAATTTTAAAGCAAAAGAATATACAGAAAAATTTGCGATTAATAATGATACAAAAATTTAAGTAAAATAATATCATCATAAACAATAAATAAAATAAGAAATAGATAATAAATGTTAAAAAAGTAATAAATATTATATATTTGATAAAACCAATTAATTAAACAGGTAATTAGATAAAAAGTATATATTTTTTTAGAGATAATAATTGATGACCTTCTATTTATTAAAAATCGTAAACCAAGAAATAAATTTATATAAAAAGTAGATGCACTTAATAAACAGTATAATACTAAGCCATGCCATACATTTAAAATTTCATAATTGTTATATAAATTTAATATGGATAAAATCAAGACAGCTACATGATGTAATATAGTTGTTATTGATAATATATCATAATACATAATTAATGATAATATATCATGACTTGCATAAATTATTCCATAATTATAAATATTTTCATTTGACCAGTCATTTACAAATATAGTGTAAACAAATAATATATATAAAATTATAGATTTAACAATATTTTTAGTTATATATCTTAATTTATTTTTATTATATATATTTATGTATTTTTTTTCTAAAAATAAATAAAATAAACTATTGAATATAGAAAATATAAATATGTTTAAAAAATATTTTAGAAATATCATTCTGATTAATATATATATATTTCGATATTTTATATAAAATATATATTTATTATTATATATATGTCATATAATTATAAAGATAAAATTATAGATAATGAAATTAGTTCTTATCAAGAAAAATTTTTAGATTATGCTCAGAATTGGGAAGATGATATTGATCATGAGAAAAAAAGAGTTAAGATAATTAATTATAATAATGGATCATCATCATTAAGTTTAACAAGAGAGGAAATTTCATTTGATGACAAGATTAATGCATATATAGAGGAGAATGCGACAAAAATAAAAATAATTGACATCAAGTATCAGAAGAATAGTGTATTAATAATATATGAAAATAAAAATTAAATATTAATTTTAGTAATAGAGATAGAGGAATTTTTTTGAAGAAGTGTTTGAATAGTAGGATCATTATTATAATCATTAAGATAGAATATTTTTTTAATACCAGATGCGATTAATATTTTAAAACAATTAATACAAGGATAGTGAGTTATGTAAGCTGTACCATTATTAACAGATGTTCCTCTACAGGCGGCATCAGCAATAGCATTTTGTTCAGCGTGAACAGTAGCTTGTTCATGGTTATTAATAACAATTGATTCATGAGGAAAAGAAGGTAAAAAACCATTATATCCCATACTAACAACATGTTTATCTTTAACAATTACACATCCAACTTGTAAACGATTACATGAGCTTCTAACAGAAGTTAATTTTGCGATAGACATAAAGTATTCATTCCAATCAAGTCTTTTATTATCTGACATTTTTATAATATTAATATAAATTAAATAAAAATTAAATTCAATTTTCTAAATAATTAATAAAGTTATCAATTAGATTATATGATGATTCTACAGAAATTTTATTAATATATTTTAAAAAATTATTCATATTTATTTTATTAAAGTAGGAATAAATCATTAGTAATGATAAAGGTACACATAAATTTTTATAAGAGTCGCATTTTATATTATCGTTATTTAAAATAAATTTATAATCAAGATTAAATAGGTTAATTATTTTTTTATAATAAGTATTATTTTCTTGTAAACTAGTATTAAATAATGAAATTAATTTTTTATTATTATCAATAACTAATGAAATTAAATGATCATTGTTAATATCATATATATATAAAGGTAAAAGTTTACATTTTTTAATATTAGTTAAAATAATATTTTTATCAAAAAAAATTTTATTTTTTTTAATTTTTATAACATCAAAATCATCATTTTTAAAACAATTAATATTTAATTTTTTAGATAAACTAAATTTTAAAGATAAAAAATCATTATATTTAAATAGTTTAGGATTAAATTCATCATTTTTATATTTCTTTAATTTATTGGATATTTTATCCATTTATATATATATAATAATAAAATTAAATAATTATTATATATATGTCAGATAAATATTTAAATACAAAATCAATTATACCAATATTTAATGTAAAAGAAAAACAATTTTTAAATAATATTTATAAAATATATAATTGGGATGATACATTATATTATTTTAAAAATTATAAAAATAATGATTTAAAGTTGGGATTTGAAAGAATTTTAAAGTTTTCTTGGATTGTATTTATAAATGATTATAAAAATTATTTAAATCAAATTTTAGAAATATATAAAATTTATATTAAAATAAAAGATATAAAATTATCAGAAAATGAATTAAAAGATAAAATAAAAAATTTTGATATTAAAAAAAATTATGATATTGGTAAAATTTATAAAATGATATTACAATAATTAAAATATATTAATATATATATATTATGTTTATTAACCCTTATGTATACAGTGATGATGATATTCAAATTGAAAAAGTTGTTAATCCATATTTTTTAAGTTCTTTAACACCCGCAAATGCATTGAATCCACATTTAAGTTCTGCTGCTAAAAATATTTATTTATCTCCAACTCAACCATATTTACTTTCTCCTACTATTACAATAAAAAAAGATAAGAAAAAAGACGATAAAGATAAAAAAGATATTAAAATAAATTTTCCATTACTTTCTCCAATTTACAAAAACTATGTACCACCATATTATAGTTATCAAAATGTAAATAATGATCCGGATTTAATTAGAAGTATAACCAAATATTTTTTTGAATCAACTATGAATAGATGGTTATATTCTGATTTTCAAGACTTATTAAAATATTTAGTAATTAAAAAAAATAAAGTTAATGTAGTAAGTAGTAAAGATGAATTATCAAAGAATAAGATTGATAAAAATATGGATGATATGAAATTAAAAATATTATTTATTAGTGAATATGTAATGACAAAATATGATATGAAAAAATTTCTAAAAAAAGTTGCATTAAGAAATAAATTAGATTTATGGAAATTTAAAAAATATAAATCAAAAATCAAAAAATTTTTATTTAAAAAGATAAAAAATAAATTAGAAAAATTATCATTTCATTCAGAATTATAAAATTTGAAAATATTAATTTTTATATTATATAATATTATAATATAAAAAATGAATTTTGATAATTTAAAAGAAAGTAAAATCGAGATTGGTTGTAATCAAAATTTAAATAATTTATATGAATTATATAAATCAATTATTTTAAAAATAATCTTAGCTAATGAAAATACTTTATATAAATCTATTAATACAAATTTAAAATTAAATTTAAAAAATGAAGATTGCAATCAGTATTTATCTACTTATTTAGAATATACGATCGATTTAATAAAAAGAAATGAGGATGACAATATAAATGATTTAATTTTTAAAATTAAAAACATTAATAACGATAAAAATGAATTTATTATAAATAAAATTATTTTTCTAATAAATGAATATTACCATTATTTAGATCGATCAAATTTAAATGTCTCAACCATTGAAAAATATAGCGATTCCTTAATTAAATACTTTAAAGAATACTATTTCTATAACAAAGTTGAAATTTTTAACATTATTAAAAATTAATATTTTTTATTTGAACTTGTAACAAAGGAATATTTTCCTTGTTGCGCTAACTTTTCTCCATAACCAGTTTTTTTATACGTATCCATTTTCTTTCTTGGCTTAGATAATTCAACACCTAATAAAAGACTACCATAAATATGACCATTTATCATATCCACAGCCTTAAGAGCCTCTTCGTGAGTGTTAAAATTCACAAACGCAAAATTACCTGATGGATTGATCCAAACACCATTTTTAAATTTGATATTACCACAGTTACTGAATAAAAGTTCTAAATCTTCAATAGATGTACCAATTGGAAAGTTATCCACTTTAACACCAGTTGATTTTTCTTCTTCTACTTCTTTTTCATCACTTGTAATAATTTCTTTATTTCGCAAATGCGGTGGAACATATGTATTTTTTTCAGACATTTCAATTTTAGATTCTGGTTCAGAAGTATTTCCAAGTTTTCGTCTTGCAAGATTTTGCATTACTTTTGAAAATCCAGAGGTAACAATTTTCATTGTTTCATTTTCATCATTTTCTTTATTTGGATCTTCAAATTCAATATGACCTAAATTTTGAGTAAGAGTATCATTTTTAGGATCATTTGCATCACCAAATTGAATTCTGTTTTCTTTTCTAACAATAACAGATTTTTTATTTTTAATAATTTTTTTTATATCTTTTTTTCGTGTGGTTTTCTTTAAAAGAATACCATATTTATCCAAAAAGTATTCAATTAAATCATATTCAACAACTTCAATTGAACTTCCATCAGGAAATGTTATTTTTTTTTGACTTTTAATTACTTTTTCATTATTGGGAAGTACTGGTTCATAATCATCCATCATATCTGCCCATTTTTTTGGAATAGGACTGTGTTCATAAATATCTAAATTAGAAATCATTTTTTAGCGAAAATATTTATAATTAACTGCTAAGTAATTGCTTTAAAATGTTTTAATTTGTATTGAAAGTTTTTTTTTGTTTTGTTTTATTGAGTAAATGGTGTATTAGCAAAATTTTTTTTCAATTTTTTTATATTATATGATTTTCTATGATATTCAGATAAACCAAATTTAGAGATAGCATTTATATGATCTTTTGTACCATATCCATAATTAGTTTGTAAATGATAATTTTTTAAAAATGGTTTTTCAATTATTAAAGAATCAATATATTTATCATGTTCAACTTTAGCTATAATAGATGCACAAGCAATACTTAAATAAATATTATCACCTTTAATAATACATTCATGATTAATTTGTTTATTATTTAAAGAAATTGGATCAAAACATTTACCATCAACTAATATTTTATCAGGAATAATATTTAATTTTTTTATAGATTCATGAAATACTTTATAATTACAATTTTGTATACCAATTGTATCAATTTCATTATTATCACAATAATAGGTTGCATATTTTACATTTTTAATTATGTAATCATAAATTAATAATCTTTTTTTTCTTGATAATTTTTTTGAGTCTTTTATTATTGACTCAAATTCATTATTTAATCCATCAGAAGGATATACTACAGCACAGCCGTAAATTCTTCCGAATAGACATCCTCTTGCGCATTCATCAACACCAACTTCTAAACAATTTTTATTTTGATAAGGTAACATATAAAAATTGAAATTATTTTAATTTATCATTTAAATCTAATGTAAATGAATAATATAAAATTAGTAAGTGTAATTTCAAGTAAAAGAAGACTAAAAATGAGTAATAATTTAGTATCACAAGATAATTATTTAAATAAATCTGAGATTAATTCAAATAATTATATTATGTCAGAGGTTAATTCTGTAAATTTATTAGATGAATATTTTAATTATATATTACTAGTAATAGTATGTTTATTATTTTATTCAGCATTGTATATTATAGCTAGATTTGTATTAGAGATTATATTTTATTTAATTAATAAACAAAAGTTTAGTAAGGGTGATTTAGTGATAGTAACAACAAAACCTTGGAAAGGTTGTGTTGGTAAAATTACAAAAGTAGGTGTTTTTTCTAATAATATTAAAATAACTAAAGATTTAAATAAGTTTAAAAAAATTCCAAAAAAGATGATAAAGAAGACAGTTAATGAAATTAAACAGACATAATTTTGTTACTATTAATTAATTTAGTATAATCTTCAGTAAATATATCATTTATTATATTATTATTACTATTAATAGAATCTTCTATATATTTTTTTAAATCAATAGAACCATTTGAGAAATAAATTAAATTATTTTTTTTTATAAAATAAGTTGGATTACTATCAATCCATTCAATATTTAAATATTTATTATTAAAAACATTGTCTATGTAAAGTGAAAAATAATACTCTAATTTAGAAATAATTACTCGTGAATTATCTGCTCCGTATTTAGGATAAATTAGTATTTGAGGTAAAATCCCATTTTTTTTATTATATTCTTGATTTGGATCTGCTCTGAATTGATTAATTAAAACTTTAATTTTTCTAATTCTAGATTCAAAAGCGGTATCCCCATATAAAATCATAATTAGTCTTTTTAAGGTCCACATTTGATAATCTTGTGCTGGTTGAAGGGCGATTACATATTCTTGTGAGAGTATTTTTTCAGCTTCTTTTTTTTGTAATTGATTTTCTTTTAATTTTTTTTGAAATGTATTTTGGTAAATTACGTATTTTAGTGTATCATAATCAATAGGATTATTATATTGCCATTCAAAGTATTTTAAATCTGGAATTAATTTTTTAGTAATATTATCTTTAATTTTAGTACCTTTTCTAGTAATATAAACATATCCATCGTAAACATTAATAACCAAGTCTTTAAATACTTCTTTTTTTAGTACTTTATTAATCCAATCTACAATTTTATTAGCTTCATTTAATAAATCATCATTATTTATAATCAAGTTATTAACGGCGATATTTTTATTAACGATTGTTTTAATATCTTTATCATCAATTTTTTCAAAAGCGATTAATTTTCTTCGTATTAATTCAATTTTATCTTTTGGAAGTGAAGTTAAAACATTATAATTATCTGTAAGAATAAAATCAATTTTATTTTCAGAGAAGTAATGATTTTTTTTTTCAGATAGAAGTGGTGATTGTTTAATTTCATTTTTTTTTGAATCTTTTTGAAAATCTTCATCAGATTTAGGTATTTGTAAATTATGAGTAATTTGATTATATTTCCAGTAATGATTTGCTAATAAAAGATAATATCCTTTACCATTATTATATTTGGGATTAGATGACAAAGATGGTTCAGTATAAATATCGTTATCTAATTTTATAATACAAGCTGTATCATTCCAAATGTATTCTTGAACTGAACCATTTAAATTTAATGATTCATATTGAATATTAATATTTGAATTTAAATCTGGAGGCCATTTAGTTAACTTTATTTCTTTTAAATTATCTGGATAATCAGGAAATTCTGATGTATACTCATTTCCCCCAATCATATTATATTTAATTTTATATAGCTTCATATATATAAAATTAATATTTTTTTTATTAATTTATTAATCTATTTTTAGTGTTATTTATATTACCTGATATATTTCTAAATGAAATTTCATTAATATCTAATTTTGGTGGATTATCTATATCATACTTAAATAAAAATTTCTTTTTTTCATAACTATTTTCTAAAGAAGAAATTGCTAAAAACTTTTTTCTTGGTTGTTCCATCGTATCACCTAAACAATTTATTCTAAATTCCTCAAATGGAGTATTATCTAATACAGTTTTATTATTATCTTTTAAATATTTATTTCTCAAATTAATTATATTTTCTAACATAAAATCATAATTTTTAGATTCTTTTTTATCATTATTTATATGATAATATAAAAATCTAATTAATAACATTAAAATTAAATATGGAAAAGTTACAATATTTATTTTTTTATTCTCTAATTTATAATAGGGTATACACATACAATTATTTCCATATACATTTAACACTTCCATTCCCTTATACTCAAATGATATCTTGGTATCCGTAAATTGGAAAAATGGATGATACTCCTTAACTATAATATCATTACTAAATGCAGTTAAATTTTTATAAATTTTATTAACATCACTTTTTAAATTGATAGATATTACATCATAATAAGGAACATATAAGGGAGTATCTTTAAAAGTAGCTTTATTTTTATAATATTCATATGCATAATATCCAAAAACAAGAAGATTACTTCCAATAATAATATTTTTTCTAATAAAATTTAATATATTATTTGTATTATTATCTATATTAATTTTTGTAAAATTACCTTTTGTTTCTAAAGGATAGTATTTTAATAATTGAATTGCTCTCTTAAAATTCTTTTCAATTCTCCAATAACTAGTAATAGGATCATTATACATTCTAAATATGTCGATTAATATAAATTTAGGATGAGCAAGTTTAAGTTTTCCAAATTGAAATAATGGCATTCTGTGAAATAAATTAGATGGCATATATGTTGCATCACAATATTGAAAAAAATCAATAAATAATGTAAAAGTTTCTAAATGTGTAGCAGATTTTACATGAATATTTTTATATCCTAAATCTTTTAATTCATTACCGATATTAACTAAATCAATAATCGGCTCATATGAATAAAATTCTATATCTGCTAATTCTAAACCCTCCTTTGAATAAATTCTATCCTTCTCATTCTTAATTATTATTAATTCATTATATGCATAACCACCATACACAACTCTCTTATTTTTCTCTATATAATTTTTAATAATTCTAATAATTTTATTATAAGTTTTTAATGGTGGTTCTATTTTATTCTCTAACGCATACTTCCTCGCTTTATTACTTATATTATCTAAATTTTTTGTTATTATATCTATATTTTTTTCGTCATATAATACAACCATTATATATATATATATAAATATATAAATTTATTTAATTAAATCAGGTATACTATCAGGCATTTCTATAATTTGTGTTTGATAATAATTTTCTATACTTCTCATATATTTATCATCAGTTTTCATAACAAAATTAATTGCCCAACCTTTTCTTCCAAATCTACCAGTTCTCCCAATTCTATGAATATATGATTGCATATCTTCAGGTAAATCATAATTAATTACTAAAGAAACTGCTCGAATATCAATACCTCTTGCTAATAAATCAGTAGTAATTAATACTCTAGTTTCACCTTTTCTAAAATCTTTCATAATTTTATCACGATCGACTTGTGTGATATCACCATGAATACTTGATACTGGATAACCTTCTTCAGATAATTTTTCAGATAACCAAATAACTTTTTTTTTTGATGAACAATATATCATTGACTGACCAACTGAAATAGTTTTGTATAAATCACATAAAGTTTCATATTTTTCTTGTTCAGTTTCTAATGAAATATAATATTGTGATACACCTTCTAAAGTTAAATCTTCTTTTTTTACTAAAATTTTTATAGGATCTTTCATAAATTCTTTTGTTAATAATAAAATGTCATTTGGCATTGTTGCTGAATAAATGGCTATTTGAGATTTCTGAGGAACAAACTTTAATATTTCAATAATTTGTTCTTTAAAACCTTTATTTAACATTTGATCAGCTTCATCTAAAATAAATAATTTAAGTGTTGACATATTAATTACACCTCTGTTAATCATATCATACATTCTACCAGGTGTAGCTACTAAAATTTGTGATTTACTTACTTCATCATTTTTTAATTTTTTACCTCCAATTACAGGAGAAATATTTATATTTAAATACTCTGATAAATTTTTAATTACTATAAATGATTGATCTGCAATTTCTCTTGTTGGACTTAAAATAATAATTTGACATGATTTAATTGTAGTATCAATTAATTGTAATGAAGCAATACTAAATGTTCCAGTTTTACCACAACCTGATTGAGCTTGGATAATACAATCTTTACCTTCAATAACTGGAACAATCCCTTTTTTTTGAACTGATGATGGTTTTTCAAAACCATATGATAATATACCTCTTAATAAATTTTCTTTAAGTGGCATATCTTCGAAATTTTCATAATTTTCTTTATTTTCCATTTTATATAAAATAATTGTTTACTATTTAAATATATTTTATATATATATATGAATAATGAAAGCTTTATTTTACTAATATCATTATTTTCTTTAATTTTATCAATAACATATTTATTATTAATAAATTATATTTTTAAAATTAATTTAATTGATTTAAAAGATCAAAATATTTATCTCAACAGAAATAAATTATATATTTGTGAAAATATTAATGATAAAAATACTTGTAAATCAGTCCTTAACAATAATAATATGATCGATCTTAACAATGATAATCTTTTTATTAATAAAAATACTCTATTATGTGATGATATTAATGATGTTAATAGTTGTACTTGTTTATCAAATAAATGTGATTTTTTTCAAAACTTAAATCATGTAACACTTGTTGATAAAACAATATCATTTGATGATAACAAATACGGAATGAAATTAGGCGCTAGAATTTTACCTATTGAAAGTAAAAACACATTTACTTTTAGCACTTGGATTAATATTACTACCACTGATAATGAAGATTGGAGATCTATATTCCTTTGGCGTAAATCTGATAATAATTACAATCCAGCTATATTAGTTTCTCCTAGCAACTGGTCTACTTGTAATACAAAAATAGATATTCGATTTAATAGTCTTAATGATAATAACGGTACATTTAATATAGTCAATGATAATCATGGGCATTGCTTGAGAGATACAATTTATAATTATTATAATTGGTTTCATTTGGTTATTGTTGGTAATAACAATAAATTAAATTACTATATAAATGGTACATTAGTACAAGAAGAAAAATTATATAAAAATTTAGAATTAGGTGATGAAAATGACAAAATATTTATTGGTGGTTCTCCGGAATATAGTTGTGATGGTATTTTATTATCAAAAATGAGATGGTTTTCTAAACCATTATCGTTAAAGGAAATCAATATATTATTTAATGATAAATATTATTAAAATATGTTTTATATTATATATATGTTAATATTATTATCATTAATAATTACAATTATATATTTTATTTTAAATATTTTAGATAATGGGGATATAGGTGATCAAGGTGATGCAGGTACAAAGGGAGATAAAGGTAATAAAGGATTAATTGGATTAAAAGGAAATACTGGACGCAGAGGTAGTATGGGAGAAAAAGGAGATTTTTATTATGGGAGTGTACAAGGTTCTGTTGGATTAACAGGAGATAAGGGTGAACAAGGGGAATCAGGAGAAAGGGGGGAAAGAGGAGATCGTGGTGATAGAGGAGATAGAGGTAAACAAGGAGTAGAAGGTGATAAAGGTGTAATAGGTGATAGAGGTCCTAGAGGAATTAAAGGTGATAAGGGAGAAAATAATATTTTAAAATTTGGTGTGGGTGATAATATTGATATGGAGAAAAAATTAAAAACATTAAATAGTATATATGAATTAAAATATTATGGTGTAGATTCTGGTAAGGAAGTTAGATATGACAATGCATTTAGTAAGTTTTACAGTGGAATCGAATTAGATAGTGCGAATGGAAATATAAATTGGAATAATGTAATTACAGGATTTAAATTAAAAAATGAGGATGAAAATGATGATAGATTTTCTTGTTATTTCACAAATATAAAAATAACTAATGTATAAAAATTATATTATTATATTATATGAAAAATGTAATAATATATTTAATATTTATAATATCATTTTTGAATATTATTTTTTATCATTTTATAAAAAAACCTAAAGGTTTGAAAGGAATTAGAGGAGATAAAGGTGATAAAGGAGAAAGTGGTAATCAAGGATCTCCAGGAAATGAAGGTCCAGTTGGATATTCAGGATCTAAGGGTATATTAGGAAGTGAAATAGGAAGTGTAGGTGAGAAGGGAGAAAAGGGAGATTTTGGAGATAAAGGAGATATTGGAATAAAAGGTTTAAAGGGATTAAAAGGAGTTAAAGGAGAACAAGGTTTAAAGGGAGAAAAAGGGGATAAGGGTCCATCAGGTAAAATAGGGGATAAAGGAGTAAAAGGTACTCAAAGGATAATTGGAAATTTTTCAGATTTAGATATAATAGCAGATAAGAGTAAATGTTTAAAGTTAAGCGATAAATTAGAATGTCCGAAAGATTCGGTTATATTTGATATAACATTTGATAAAAATAATTTAATAAAGGATATTACGTGTTGTAAAATTATGATTGATAATACTTTAATTCAAAAAATTAATAATAGAAATAGAATTATTGAAAAATTAGCATCAAAATTAAGTGAATTTAATCAAAATATTTTATCTTATGAAGATCCTAAAATTCCTAAAAATAAATATGATGAATTTTTAAAAGAATATGATTCTAGATCATTAGAAATAATAAAAAATAATATTGATCTTATTCAAACTTTAATTAGTGGAATCCAAAGTTTAAAATCCGTGAGAGAGATGTCAGAAGAAAATATGTTAAATTTAATTGGAAATCAATTTAAAGTTGATGAAATAAAAATTTATAGTAAAGATGAAGAAGAAAATATTAATAAAATATATGGTTCTATTACTAATTATGAGTATTATATACTTAGTTTAATAACATTAATTTTTAGAAGTGATGAAGAAGGAACAGAAATTACTGATTATAGTTATTTAATAAAACAAATTTATGATTTTCCTAGAAATGATATAAATGATTTAATAAAATATACTTCATTATAGAAAAAAATATTTTATATTATATGAACTTAATATATCATACTAGTATATTAATTATTGTATCTATATTAACAATTTTTAATTTTAATAATAGATTTTTACATGGTCCTACTGGATCTAAAGGCGAAAAAGGTGATAGAGGTGATAAAGGAATTGAAGGTTCTGTTGGATCAATAGGAGAAAGAGGTAAAATTGGTTATGATGGAATGCAAGGAGGAAATGATGGGCCTAAAGGTTTGAAAGGTTTAAAAGGATCAAAAGGTGATAAAGGAGAAATAGGTGATCAAGGTTATACTGGAGAGAATGGGTTAAAAGGGTATGATGGAATAAAAGGAAAGAAAGGATTAATTGGAGATATAGGATTACCAGGGTTAATTGGTTTAAGAGGTGATGGGGGTGAATATCTTTATACAAAAATAGATTTAGATAGTTGTAAACAATATTCTTTTGATAATGATAATTTAGAATTAAAATGTCCTTTTGGTTCTTTTTTAACAAAAATAGATTTAGAAAATAAAAAAAGTAAATGTTGTAAATTAATGTTAGATGATAGATGTAATAATAATTTAGCAAAATTATCTGATGATGATGAAAATAATGAAGTAAAAAAAAGTAATGAATATTATGGTGAATTAAAAAGAATATTTTATTTAAAGGATTATATTTGTGAGGATAGTTATGATCCAAGTATAGAGGGAGATGTTAATAACATAAGATGTTGTAAAAAAGAGGAGGATAATAATACATATTTAAAATTAAATATAATCTAATATATGCGAGAGTATTTTTCATTAGAAAACGAATTAGTTAATAACAGATTCAATTTAGTTATAGAAAATTTTGATATATTAATTGGTCCAAAAGGAGATACTGGAGATAGAGGTTACATAGGAGTAAAAGGTACTCAAGGTATTCAAGGTGATAGAGGTTATGATGGACCGATTGGTGATATAGGACCCCAAGGTCCTCAAGGTTATAAAGGTTTAGAAGGTATAATAGGAAGTAAAGGACTAAAAGGTATAGATGGAGAAAAAGGTCCTTTCGGTTTTCAAGGATTTAGAGGAGAAAAAGGATTGATTGGAGATCAAGGATCTAAAGGTGAAAAAGGAGATATTGGTGTACAAGGTTATGATGGTAGACAAGGTTTTATTGGTTTAAGAGGTTCAAGAGGTCCAATGGGTAATACAATTTTAACTGATGTTTCTATAGAGGATGAATATCAAACAGATGCATTTGACATGACTGGATTTGGAGATAATATTAAAGCTAATTTACAGAGTGATATGATTGATCCGATAAGTGGGGAAAAAGTAATTTTACAAGGTAAAAATGAAAATTCTTTAAGAGCATTGTGTGACTATAATGGTTATTTAAATTCATTTAAATTTACAACAAAAAATCAATCTTTAAATAGAACAACATCAAGTAATAAAATTAGAGAAAATCAAGATAGTATAGATAAGGATGTAAGTAATTTATTTAGTGAGATAGGTATGCCATATAAATATAGAGTAGGTTGTAAAAAAATTGTTAATGAATTTAATGATTAATTTTTATAAATAAATTAATTAATATATTTATAAATATATGAGTTATGATATTCAAGGTTATTATAATATAGTAGAAAATTTTATATCATTTGGTTTTGGAGATAAAGGTTCTAAAGGAGAAAGAGGTGATGAAGGTGAGATAGGTAAAATTGGTAATAGAGGACAACTAGGTATTAGTGGTGCAAAAGGAGATCAAGGTGTAGTTGGTGTAAGAGGTGATATAGGTCCTAGAGGATCTAAAGGTATACAAGGTGAGGTTGGTCCAAATGGAAAAAATGGTTTAAGAGGAGATAGGGGTGAACAAGGTGATAGAGGTGAAAAAGGTTCAAGAGGATCTAAAGGAGATAAAGGTTATCAAGGTTTTATGGGTTCTTTTGGATCAAGAGGTGATATGGGTGTTAAAGGAGATATAGGAAAACAAGGAGAAGATGGATATAAAGGTTTAGTAAATATAAATTATGGTAAATGTAGTTATACAAGATGGAGTGATTATTATCAAAATAGTGAAATCAAGTGTCCAGATAACAAAATTGGAGTAAGTATAGATACAGAATGTAAATGTGATAACAATGAATGTAAATCAAAAAAAGCTAGAGATTGTAGACATAGAATTTTATGTTGTCCAATACAATTAAATGATATTCCAGAATCTGAAAATGTTTTAGATAAAAGATTTTTTTCTGGGACAGCAACACCCGATGAAAAAGAAAATTTAATTAATAAATTATGGATTTTATTAAAACCTACTGGATTAAATAAGACAATAGAAGATTATCCTCTAAGTATATTTAGTAGTGATTCTTCAGGTAATTTCAGAAAAGAAGATACATTTAAAGAAATTCCTTATATATCAGATTGTAAATCTAAATTTTGTAAACAAGAGGGACAATTATGTACAGATAATAAAGTTTGTTTAGATAAGGTTAATTTTGATACAAAGTGTTATAAACCACCATGTTGGCATAATATTCTAGAGGAAAAGACGAATTGCGATCATAAATGTGAATATGAGGAATTAGGAAGTTTATGTGGGGATAAGATTTGTAATATGAGAAAGAATGATAAATGTGATGATCCTCCATGTTGGAATAGAATACCATTATTAGAGAAATGTAAAGGTGTTAGATGTCCAACAAAAGGACAACAATGTGCATTAGGTGGAGAGAAGTATAATTTAGTAGGATTTGAATGTAAAGATGAAAAAAATTTAAATCCAGAAAATAATACTTTTGAACAATGTTTAAATCCACCTTGTTGGCATAAAGCTGAACAATATACTTTAGATTGTGGTGATCCATCTTGTAGAATAATTGGGCAAAAATGTGGATCCCAAGAAGAATATACAAAAATATGTTTAAATAAAAAAAATATTAATTGTGATAACCCTCCATGTTGGCATGATGTTGAGACATCACAATGTAATGATTTATTAAGAGATGATGCAGAAGATACTTTATGTATACGAGAAGCTTTAAAAGATGTTAATGGAAATGATATTTTAGATGGGGATGGAAATCAAATTTTTGTTTTAAAAAATTGTGATTATGCGGGTAATTGTTCAAAAATAGGATCCCGTTGTTTAATAGATAATGAAGTTAAATTTGAATGTATGAATTCTAAAAAATTTTTAGATATTGGTTATGATAAATTTAATAAAAAAAAATGTAATAATCCACCATGTTGGGTACCTGTAAATGATAATAATGATACTTTAAATTATTTAAAATTAATTAATGAAAAGAATTATAAATCAGATAGCGATATTGTTAATTTAAATGCTATAAATAAAAATTATAAAGCTGATGAAAGTTATGTATTTACAGCTGAAGATAGACAAGGTACTATTGATTTTAATACATTTTTTAATTTTTTAAATGATAATTGGTCTGCATTTGAAGCAAATTGTAAACCAAGTAATGCTCAAGAATTATGGAATAAATATGTTGGATTAAATAATAGGATGGATTATTATCAATTTAATGGAGTAATGAGAATTTTAAAAGTAGAGAAATTTAAATATCGAGATAAAGTAGGAAGAATATTTCCACAATCAATGGAATATAATGATTATTATAAAATTTTTGATTATTATAAAATAATATAATTACTTTTTAAAAATTTTATATAAATTAATTAAAAATATATAAATATTATATATGTTTAATTTAGATTATTTAATTCATCCATTTAAAGAACAATTAGTAGAAGATTTTTTTGATGGTGAAGTTGGTAACATTGGTTCAGATGGGTATATAGGAGAAACCGGAGAAGTTGGAAATAAAGGTTTGAAAGGAAGAGTAGGTATTGATGGTTTAAATGGACCTAAAGGTATACCAGGAGAAGCAGGATTACCTGGTGATAAAGGAGATCCAGGAGATGAAGGAAAACCAGGAGAAAAAGGAATTAAAGGAGAAGCAGGTGTAAAAGGACCCTTAGGTGATATAGGATACAAAGGTGAATTAGGTGAAAGAGGTGATCCAGGTAAAAGAGGAATTAAAGGACTTAAAGGAGAGAAAGGTCCTGAAGGAGGATTAGGTGATAGTGGAAAACAATTTTCAGTATATGGTTTAAATAATATAGATAATACTTGTAATTGGAGGAAAGTTGATCAGCGAGATAGTTTTTTTTTAAAAGGAACTTGTAATGAAGATGAAGTTATTAGGGGTTTAAAATCGGTATATTGGAAAACTGATTTAGAGCAATATAAAGAAGAATGGAAACGTAAGTGGGTATATAAAGGAAGAGGTAGATGGGTTTGGGTTAAAAGACCTAGGCAAGAAACAACAAAAGAAGAAGATCAATATAATAGAGATTATGAAATTTGTTGTTCAAAGTTACCAATAGTTAATAAAAAAATAGAATTTGTTGAATTAAATGAAACTTATGATTTATCATATCCTGAGAGGTCTAATTTAGATTATAAGTTTTATAATTAGAGATCGGGATCTTGGTTATATTTATCAAATCTTTTTTTATTTTTATTTCTAAAGATTTCAACATTTTTTGAAATATTTGGATTTAGTTCATAAAATTCTTTAGAATAGAGATTGATATAATCGATTTTTTTATTATTAAAATATGATGCACTAATACTATTTGAATCAGTATTAATTTTAATATGTTTTCCTCTAATTTTAATATCATTTTTAATAGAATATTTTGCATTATCTTGTATATAAAATTTATATTCAAAAGGTGGAAAATTAGTATTTTTAGAAGGATAATAATACAAAATAAATTTATCTGAATTATCTTTAATATAATTATTTTTTTCTAAATTATCTTGAATCGATTTAGTATCTAAATTTTCTTGAACTGGATTTGTTACTTCTAAATTTATATCATTTAGATTATTTGATAATAAGTTTGTTTCACTTGTATTAAATGAATAATTATTAAAATCTCTAGTAATAGAATCAATATTTGATAAAGTAGTATAATTATTTTGTGAATTAATTATAGATTTTAAGTTTTTATTTTCATCTGATAATTCATTAATTTGAATTTTAAGTTCATTTACTAAATTTACTAAAGCATTCATGTTAACTGATTGATTATTCATTATAATGGATAATTTTAATAATACTAATTATTTATTAATTCAATTTTTTTACATTAATAATAAAATATATATTATTATATAATAATGACTAATTTAGATTATTTAATACATCCTTTTAAGGAAACTATAATAAAAAAATTTTTTAATTTAGAACCATTCTTTGAAGGACCTCAAGGATATCAAGGAGAAGCAGGTATGAGAGGTTTAAGAGGAGATAGAGGATTAAGAGGTACTGAAGGTCCAGCAGGACCTCCTGGACCAACAGGTGAAGGTTTATCAGAGGGTGATATGGTATCAAGAACTTTATGGTGTGTAGATGATAATAATTGTGCAACTCCGAAGAATATAGTAGCGAGGTTTAAGGGGGATAGTTATTTAAGGGTTGGTCCTAATAGTGAGGGGGATAAATCATTAATAATAGGTGGTTCGAGTAATGATACAGGTGAGGCAGGAGTATTTTCAACATATGGAAATATTTATATAGATGGAGCGAATGTAGGGGAGAATAATTTAGATAGTGGTAAAATATATTTAGGAAAGAACAGTAGGGGAAGTACATATATAAATGAGGATGGTGATGATACATTATTAAATGACAAGAGTGGATTTACTGGAATTAATTTGCAAGGGAGTAAGCCAGAAAATAATTTTCATGTGATGGGTGATAGGCCAGTTACGATTCAAAATAATAATTTAAGTTCAGGAAGTGCTGGTATTATATTAAAAGATGATAGGAGTGATAAAAGTAGTACAATAGGTGTATCATCAGATGGATTTTATATTAAGAATGATAAATTAAATAAAATAAATTTAACATCGGATGGTGGTACAATAGGAATAGGTACAAATAAAGTTGATAATAATTACTCATTAGATGTGGAGGGTGTAGGTAGATTTAGAAAGGATGTAAGATTAACTGGAGGTAGTGATAGGTCATTACAAATAAATTTAAATAAGAGTGAGGGTGATAGGAAGGATTTTACGGAGTTAAATCGTGGTTTAGAGTTAGTAGGAGGAGACATTAGTAGAAGTAAGTTAAATTTTTTTGGAGATAATTTTGATATAGTTTATGGTCCAGAAAATAAAGAATTATTAACATTTTCGAAAGATGGTGTAAATTTCAAAGGAGGGAATACTTTTTCAAATCCGGTTACATTTAATGGAAGTGATAATTCTTTAGTAGCAACAAATAATTCATTATTTGAGGGGGAGACTAATTTTAAGAAAAGTAGTAATTGGGGTAAGGAAGGGGAGGATAATGTATGGACAAGAATAGATGGTAATTTACTTCAAACTAATAATGGAGTTAGATTATATACAGATGATAATAGTAAATATTCTGATATTGTGTATAATAGTAAAAGTAAAATAAATGGTGGAAATAAGATTATGGATGGAGAAGTTTCAGATGGAGCATTTGTTATACAAGATAATTTAAAAATAGAGAAGGCATTAGAGTCAAATTTAATTAGAACAGCTAATATAGAAACAAATAAAATACAGAGTGCTGAAAATATAATAATTTCAGATAAGAATATTAAAGAGAATATTAAACTTATTAATAGTAATGATAATATTAATAAATTAATGAAATTTAATGGATATACTTATAAAAATAAAATTACTAATAGATATGATAAGGGATTAATAGCACAAGAAATCGAAAGAATTGATAGTAATTTAGTTGATAGTAGTGATAAATATAAAGGGATTAAATATAATAATGTTATACCAATGCTTGTTGAAGCGATAAAATATCAACAAAAAGAAATAGAAAAATTAAAATTAAACAGAATGTAAACTTTCAGTTTCTAATAAAGGTTCTTGAGGGAACATTTTATTTAAAAGAATAGAAATCATTTTAATAGAAATTCTATCACATTTACTTGAAAAATTATTAAAAGTTTTACTAAATTCATCATCAGAATTATATTTACATAATAAATTTTTTCTAGCTTTTAATAGTTTTAATAAATCTTTGATATCATAATTTTTTTTTAATAAATTATAAATATCAACTATTTTAATAGAATAATAAAAAAATTGTCCTTTATCTATATTTTTGTTATGTATAAATTTTTCTTTATTAGTATAATAAATTCCTCTAATTTTATATAATGCAATTGTATACTCTGTTGGTAATAATTTGTAAATTTTATTATTTTTATGACTACAATCTCTTAAATCATACAAATGTTTAAATAATTCATACAATTCACTTGTTAGTACTTTATAAGTAGCATCTATAACACCAATCGTATCATACACAAAATTATTACTTTCTAATTTTGTATTTTCTGGAAAATAGTTTAAATATTTTTTTAACAAATCTTGTTGATATAATTCAACAAAACTCATATAGATATTATTATTATTAGGCTTTAACGCACTCATTAATTGATACGAATTTGTTTGAAATTTTAATATAACTAATTTATTATTTTCATCATGCATTTTTACTAAAAATCCTTCACATTCAACTGGTAACTCTAATTTACTTTTTTTATTTATTGCATCTAATACATTAAAATCATACATCATATCCATTTTATTAATTGTTAAATCACTGTTGTTATTTACTAAATTTGAAACATATTTGACTTCCTTATCATCATCTATAAATCTTTTGGGATAACGAAAATTAGGTTTATTATTCCATTGCTCATCATCATCATTTGAAAAATCTTTATGATTATCTTTACACCTAGTCATGACATGAATTATTTCTTTATAATTTTTATCATTAAAATAATTTGAGTAATCAACAATATGCTTATTTTCATAATGAATTAAAATAAAAAAATAATTATTTTCTTTTTTTAAAAAATTAGTAAAATTATCAAAATCAATCTTAATACATTCTAAAAATAAATCAAAATAAGATTTTTCACTTGTCCAATATGATTTTTTAGAATCAATATACTGTCTAGTTGAAACATTCCATTTATCATTATGATAATATACAGAAATTAATGTTCCCTCAAAACATTCTTGAATTTCATAATTACTAATTCCATTATTTAATATGTATTCTTTTGCATCTTGATTATAATAAATATCATCATAAGAATAACATACAATATCTAAAGTATCCTTATCTAAAATAACTGATCTACATTCCTTTTCTAGATTAGATAGATTTTTCATTTTTCTTGAAAAAGTATTTGATACACTTACTAAATTATCGTCGTATCTAATATTAATATTTGGTATTTTTTCTTGTAATTTAACTTTAAAATTATTAAAATTTATTTCATCTAAAGATGATATAAATTGTTTTAGTTCTAGATTAATTTGATCCATTTATAATTTAATATAATTAAATCTTTAAATAAAAATGGAAGAATAATTTTATTAATATTATCTTATGTATATTATAATGTATAGATATGAATATGACATATTATTAGATAATATATTAGATTTAATTTATAAGGATTTAGATGTTAAAAAATTAAAATTAAAAGATTTAAAAAAAAATGTAGATTTAAAAAAGTATATATCAAAATTAGATAATTTTAAGGGTAATAGTAATTATAAAGAAATAGAATCAAGTACTATTATTATAATAAATGTATATTTATATTTTTATATATTTGTAAATAAAGAATCTAATTTAGATGAGATAAAAACTCATTTAATTAATAATAAGATTTTTGATACAGAAAATTTAGGTTATTTAACAAATTTATTTAAAAATTTTTATTATTTAATAGAAACATTAAAAATTTTTAATAATTTAGAACAGTTACTTAAATTATATAAAAGTGATATTAATTATAAAGAAGTTATTGATATTTTAAATGAATTTGCAAAAGATGAAATAAAAACTAATTTTATTGATAATAAAAAAGATAAAGATCACAATATCATTAAATTACTAATACTTAATAAATTATATGCAAAACATTATAGAAAAAAAATATTTAATTTAATTTTTTTAGATTTAAGTAAAAAAGAAACAATTGAAATTATAGCACCAAAAGTATTAAAGTTAGATTTTTTTAATATTGAATCATTATTAACTTTTAATGAAAAAAAACTTGGTATCGCAAATGATATAATAAATCTATTCCAAGAACTAGATTATAAAATATTTAATAATAATAATACTATAATTGATTTATTTTTTAATTTAAAAATATGTGTTCCAATTACTGATGATTTTTTAAGATATCATAAAATATTAGAAAAAAATAATTTAAAAACGGATGTAAGTAAATCTAAGATCAAGAATATATTAAATAAGAATTATCAAATTCGTGATTATTATTCATTAAAGGTGCAAAACAATAAAAGTTTATTAAATGAGATAAACAAGTTATTTTACAAGCCATTATCACATAGGAAGGCGATATTATATAATGAGTTTGATGAGTTAAATATAATTCAAAAAATTTTATCAGCGGGGAGTGGAAGTTTAATAGATTATAATAATTTTTTAGATTTAAAAAATTTAAGAAAAAGTAGTTATGTTAATTTTAAAGATTTTAAGAATGATGGAGTAAGTTATTTAACAACAAATAATTTTACAAGTGTAAGATATGCAGGTATAGAAAGTTTAGAAAAAAAAACATTAATGGACAAGAATGCAAAAGTTGAGGTAAGAAATATTAATAGACAGAAGCCAGTAAATATTGTAGGGTTATGTTTTTTAAGTGATTATAATTTAAAAATAAATGATTTGAAGGATATAAGAGAAATAAATGATAATGGTATAGAAGGTTGTAAAAAATTAATAGTAAAAAAAATAAATAATAAATTAGATGATAATTATTATTGGATTTTCAATAAAAGTAAAGATATATTAGAGAAGGATGATTTTGATTTAAGTAAAAAATTTTTTGATATAAATGTTATTTTTAAATATTTATTAAATTTTTCAAAAGATGAAATTACAAAATTTATAGTAAAAAAATTAGAAAATTATGATACTTTAGATTTTTATTATTCTAAAAAATTTATAAAATATTATTCAAATAAATTTACTAAATTTCATATAAATAGAAAAAATTATATTGAAGATGATATTATAAAACAGAAAAATAGATTAATTAAAATTACTGATGATTTAGAAGATATTAATGAAAGTAAGATGTTTGGATTATCAGGAGATGTAATTAAAAAAGTTAAAGATAATAGAATAATTAAAGAAGAAAATATATTTTACATTTCTCATGTTAAAAAGGAAGAAAATAAAATAATGTTACAAGGTAATACTCATTGTCAACATTTAATAGATTGGAATATAATAAAATCATTAAAAAATAAAAATATTAATTTACAAAAAGAATTAATATATAATTTTATAAAAAAGTATGTGATAGTTAATGCAGAAGAAGATTATATATGTAAGAGTTGTAAACAGTATTTAGATGTAAAAAATTATTTGGTAAATGATTATGATGGAATTTCAGGAATAGATGTTGTAATAAATAATAAAAAGAATTTATCAGATATGAAAGAATATGAAAAATATTCAATTATAATAAAAAATTTAGATAAATTAATAGAGAGAATAGGAAGAATTAATAATTTAACTATTTATGTTGGCAATGAGCAAGTAGTAAAATTAAGAAGAGAGGAGATTATAAAAAATATAATAGATTTGATAATATTGCATGAGAAGACGTTAAAAGTAAAAAATATGTCAAACATAGAGAGACAATTAAATGCGAATAGAAAGTTTGGAATAAATACTAAATTCACTAATTTTTTCATATTTCCGTTAACAAATGATTTATTCAAGTCATCGAGTGATGAGAAGGATAAATTTAAAAGGATTAAATTAAATACAATAATAGTTTACATAATTTTATTTATGATATTGGATATTAAAAATAGGAGTCAAATAATAATGATTGAATTCAATAAAATTTGTAATAATTTAATTTATGATAAAATAAAAAATATATTATTTGGAGAGTTAAAAATTGTAACAGATAATAGTTTAAAAACTGAAAAAGTTTTAGATAATGAATTATTATGTTTTTTAATATATTATTTTTCATGTAATTTGTCAACAACTAATACATGGTATTCTTCTAATAATGATATCTCTTTGAAACAAAAAAGTATTGTTAATACATTTTTTGATTTTACTAATAGTTTATTAGATGTATTTTCTTTTAAGAAGAAAAATTATTTATATGATATCATATGTACTAAAATTATAAATAAGGTAAATTTGTTTAAGAATAATAAAAAGTTATTAAATGTAATAATATCAAATAATAATATAACTTATGACAAAGAGAGGAATAAAATAATTATAAAAAAGAGTAATATTAGTTCAATAAAGTTAGAAAATCTAAAAAAAGAAGAATCTGAATTAAATAAATTTAATTTTAATGTATTTTATTTAAAAAATAAAGAAAAGTCAAAAATTAATTTAGATAAGAAATATTTAAATGAAATTTATTTAAAGTATCAAAATATTTTTGAAAATAAAATTTTATCATTATTTGATGAGAGTGGGGTAAGGAGAAAAATTAATCTTGATTCAAATGAGATTAAAAAATTAAATATAGGTGTGAAAGATAAAATTTTAAAGTTATATAAAAGTAGACAAAATAAATTAATTGAGAAGGAGAGGAAAAAGGTAGTATATAAAAAAATTGAGATTGACAAAAATGTATTAGATAAATTTTTAGTTTTAGTAAAAAATATTTTTAAAAAAGATAATATTAAAATAGATAATACAGAATTTAATTTAACAAAGAGTAAATTAAATATTAAATTTGATTTTTTGGGAAATATAATAAAAAATCAATTGGAAGTATTTTTAGATGATAAAAAAATATCTATTAAAAATAATAGTTATTTCAATATGGAAGTGTATGAAGTATTTGATAAAGTGAATGAAATAAAATTATTATTTAATAAATATAATTTGCATTATTTAGGTTATTTAAATAAGAATGAGATAACAGATTTAAGTAAATTTAATTTATATGGAAAATACATTCCATCAATAAAGGAACAATTTGAAACATTAGGTTTTAAAAAGAATTATTACAAAAATAATGAAGATTTAAATAGTTTATTATATGAAACACTAAATAATGTGAAAATGTATATTTTATTATTAAAAGATAATTTATATTTAATAAAATATAAAAAAATAAATAAATCTGAAGTACTTGATTATTATATTAATAGAATTTTAAATTTAAATATGGATTATGATGGAAATAAAAGTATATTTGATGATTTAGAATGTGTAAATTTTTCTAAAGATGTTGATAAATTAGATAAAAAAAAAAATTATGAAATAGTATCAAAATATGAGTTAAAAGATGATTTTAAATTTTATAATATTGTTATAAATTATTATTTGAAAAATATAATTAGATTAATCGAAATAAATAATGATACTTTTGTAAAAGTTAATATTTTAGAATTTATTATCAAAAATAATTATAAATTTTATATGAATAATTTTGAACAATATTATAATTTTGAAATTATTAAATATAAAAATATTTATAATTTATCTGAAGAATTAATTGAAAAATATGATCAAAGCGAATTTTTAGATGAAATGAATGAAAAAGATAAAGATGAGATGGAAAATTTAGAGATTGATAATATAGAAAAATCAGATGCATTAGATATGGATGATATTGACAATGAGGATGATGATGAAGAAGTAATGTTTTATGATGATGATAATTAATAAATTAATAAATATATAAAAATATATAGTAAGTTTTTAAATAAAAAAATTTTTATATAGAGTATATATGTTAAAATTTGAGGATATATTTTTATTTGTATTATTAGTTAGTTTAATATGTGTATATGTCAAACAAAATGTAAGTAAGGAAACTTTTGAGGTATTATTTAGTCCTTATTATCCGATATCGAGTCAAATTAATTTAGCTTTTAATAATTATACAAATAATATAGATGATTTTAGATTAAGTGTATTAAAGGATGTGTTAAGTAAGGTAATAAAAAATGCAAATGATGGTAATGATAATTATTTAGAGTTTAATTATAAAAATTCTCCCATAGTAAAAACTAGTATGAAGGTAGGGACATTAAATCCATTAACTGATTTTTTAGTAGAGTCAATAAATTCTAATTTACCAAATAATCATTTTTTAAATTTGTTAAATTTAGAGGATATAATAAAATTAGAGATAGACAATGAGGTAAAAATTAATTTTAAAATGATTTGTGAATATAAGATTAAAACGAATAGAACATATGAATATGAGAGACAGAAATATAAGATAGATGAGAAACAGAATAATTTAGTATTAGATGTGGAGGTAATTAGTTTAAAGAATAATAATAATGAAAAATTACATTTGAATTATATAAATATGATTGGATTAAGTAGTAGTTATTTACCTGGAGGGAATTATATGAATTTAGGTAATTACAATAATTTCGATAATTTATCAAATAGTATAACAGAGGAGGAATTACCAGATAATTCAATAAACGACACAAAATATTCTGAGATAAATACAGAAGAAGCGGAAAGTTTTTTTAATATTTAATATATGAATGATAATATTATAAATTCATTTTATGTATATTTTACAATAATGATTTTATTATTTTTAATAAAACCAGATTTTTTAATTTACGAGGATAAAAATAAATGTATGTTTAAACAATTTGGATGTGGAAAAAATAAGTCAATAATTAATATTCATTTATTATCTATAATTTTATCAATACTAATTTATTTTTTAACAAGATTTTTAAATAAAAATATTTAGTTTTAATTATTTAAATTTTATATAATTAAAATTAATGGAAGAAACTTTTAATATATCAGTTGATTTAATTAAAAATTTAAGTGAAAAATGTAATAATGATGAATTAATTTCAGTTTATAAATATTATAAACAAGCTAAATTTGGTGATATTAATATTAAAAAACCATTTATATTTAATTTAAAAGAAAATACAAAATGGGAAGCATGGAATTCAGTTAAAGGTTTATCAAAAGAAGAGGCAATGAATGAATATATCGATTTATCTATATCACTTTATGAAAAATATAAATAAAATAATTTAAATAGAAAAATTTTAATATATACTATATGAGTGATTATAAAAATAGAACTTGCAATATAAAGAATATTTTAAAAGATAACGAATTAGAATGTTTAATCGATTTAGATAATGTAAATACAGAATATTTTGTAAATGTATCAGATAAAATTGATACAAAAGATGTTCTTAAAAAAAAAAATTTAGATTTTAGTGATGTAATGAATAAAATTGGAGGTAAATTAGTTTATGTAAAAAGTGGGTCTACTGGACATACTTTTAGAGGTTTTAATCCTCAAAATAAAAATGATCCTCATTTTGCAGTTAAAATAGTTGGATATCCAAAAAGGGAGAATTATGGTATGTATGATGATGTTAGAAGACCAGAAAATGCAGAACTTAATATGTTAAAAGTATTAAGTTATTTTGTAATAAATAATCAAACTCCTCATTTAGTATTACCAATAGGAACGTTTAATACAGATATCAATCCCTTTTTATCATTATCTGATCAAGGTGTAGTAAATGATAAAAAATATAGTCAATTTATAAATAGATATAAAAAGGGAGATTTATATGATAAAGTGTCAATTTTAATAAGTGAATGGGCGGACGGAGGAGATTTATTAGAATACATAAAAAAAAATAAAGATGAAATGACAGTTAGAGAATGGAGGGTTTTATTTTTTCAAATATTATCAGCATTAAGTGTTATTCAAAGTAAATATCCAGGATTTAGACATAATGATCTTAAAGCAAATAATATTTTAATACAAAAAATTGGATCAAGAAATAGAAATAATAAATTTAAATATAAAATTAATAATAAAACTTATGTTATTCCTAATATTGGTATACAAGTTAAAATATGGGATTTTGACTTTGCTTGTATAAAAGGTATTGTAGATAATACTAAAGTTGATGCAAAATGGACTGATAAAATAAATATAAATTCTAAAATGAATAGATATTATGATTTACATTATTTTTTCAATACATTAACGAGGAAGGGTTTTTTTCCAGAATTTTGGAAATCAAAGAGTGTACCAAAGGCGGTAAAAGAATTTGTAAGGAGAATAATACCTGAGAAGTATACGGTAGGAGAAAATATAGCAGAGAGGGGTCGAATATTAATTAATGACGAGTATACATATGCGGATAAGATATTAAAAGAGGATGAATTTTTTAATGTATTAAGACCAGAAAATGAAAAAGTTTAGTTTGAAATAAATGATTCAATTAATTTAATGTCATCATGATCAAATACATTTATATTTTTAATATTGCCATTTTTATCAATATCAAAAATAGTCCATAATCCGTTCCAATCATATTTATATTTTTTCAATAAATGAATAAATGCATCTTCTATTTTTGATTTATTATATTTTTTAAATTTATTTTTAAGATTATTGATATTATCTTTCCATAATTGAGTTTTTTGTGAATTAACCACAATATATTTATTTCTTAAGGAAGATATTTTTTTTAATAAATCTATCAATTTATTTTTTTTATCATAAAAATTAATTAATTTATTTATATCATAACTATTACAATTAAATTTTGAAGCTATAGTTTCAATTTGTTTATGTAATTTATTAACTTCTTCATATGATAAGTTATTTTTAAGAATATTTTCTAGTAAAGTTTTATCTAAAATACTTTTAAACTCATTTAAAAATAATTTATAATTCTGAGGTAAATTTATAAATTTCTTCATTAAATTAATAAAGAAAAAAAATTAAAATACTATCTCTTTTTTTATGTAATCTTCACTTTTTAATTTATCTATTTTTGATACTTCATTCTTTACATTATCAACTTCTAAATTAGGTAAAATTGGTATACACTCCCAATACTTACTCTTATATAAAAGATCTATTTCAAAACTATCCGGATATAAATTTATAATTGGTGAATTTATATCTTTCATTAACCATCTATATTCCTTTGGTACTAAATAATTTGATTTATTTGGTAATACACACAATAATTGTTCAACTGGTTTTAATGGACTACTTTCTTTATTAAATTTTATTTCTTCTAAATTAAATCTTTTTAAATTATCAGCTAAATCACTTACAAATGGGGCATGATCAAATGGAAAATACCAATCCCATGATTCACATTTATTAAAATAATAATTTGCTACCCATATTAACCCCTCAATATATTTGTAACAACTATACTTTACTAACTCATTCTGATTTATCTCCGAATTATAATAATTCTTATAATATCTAAATTTATAATCATCTTGATTATCTTTTCCTAATTCTATATTATCCTCTATCTTAAATAATAAATTCTCTATTTTATTCTTCTCTATCTCATAACTATCACTTAAATTTATCTTATAATATCTTTTATCTTTATTATTTAAATTTTTAAAAAATTCATCTTCAAATGATGATAAATAATCTAAAAGTAATTGTAAAAATTCTAAATTATATTTTATTGTATTATTTTCATTAATAATCAAGTATTTATCTAAAAAATCAAATGTATTAGCATAAGCTTGTAATACTAAATCTAATCCATTAATATTATTTTTATCAAAACATTTAATATCAATTGAAGGTACGTGTGGCAAAAAATCATTTCCTAAAAAGTAACAAATAAATATAAAATCTTTTATAATATTTTCTTCATTTAAATCATCTTTCATCATAATTTCACTAATTTGTTCTATTATACATTTTTTTAACATATCAATTTCTACTAAATTAAAAATTTCTTTGTTATTTTTATTTATTTCATTACTTTCTCTCATTAAATAAATATTATCTTTATTTGCTGATAATGATAAAAATATTAAATCAGCATCTAAGCCATATATTACATATTTATAATCATTATTGGAATTTCTAATATATTGTAATAATTTATGTTCTCCTTCAGCTGGAGTTTCTGCTGTTGAAAATATTATTTTTATATTTTTTTTCTCTTTTAATTCTTTACAATAACTAATTATTCTATTTGTTAATTTTTTCATAAACTTAGTTCCTGGCGTAATAGCAGAATTATTCCAATATGTTGGAATTTCTTTATTATGTTTTTTTTTTATATTATCAAATAGTATTTTGTCATTTACAGATTTATATCTACGTTGACGTTGTTGTTTCATTTTAGCTATTGGTGCTACACCATCTATTGCTATATATACTTCTTTATTAGGATCAATAAAATTAATTACTTCATCTAAGTAAGTAATACATTGTTTTATCATTTTATTTTCTAAAGTTTCATGATTATTTAAATTAGAATTTTCATTTAAAATTTTAAAACATTGGGGGTGAAGTAAGCAATTAGCATCAATAAGTAATGAATTAAAATCACAATTAATTTCATATTTATTTTTAATAAATTCTTTATTTTTGTATTTAACAAGTAACCATTTAAAAAAACCAGGTACTCCCATTTTACTTATAATAATAATTATTATTCTAAATAATTTTATAATTCAATTTATTTTGTGTCAATTTATAAAATAAAATAAAAATATATATATATAAAAATGTCTGATATTTTCCTTAAAAATAAAAAGAATAATAAAAATATATCTGATTTTCTACAAACTGAGACAGTTTCTTCATTAAATTTACCTGAATGGATTTCATTAGTTGATATTCCTAATAAGAATGAAAAATCTATAGATTCTGAATTTGATACTTCTACAGCAGATTTAGAAATGAAATTAAAAAATATATTTAAAAATAGTCAAAATGGAGGAGGTGAAATGGTTGACTTAGTTTTAAATGGAAAAAAAAAATCTAATCATAGTTTAATGAGTGTAACTAAAAAAGTATCTAAAAAAAATTCAAAATTAGTAGGAGGAAAAAAAACATCTAGTAAAAAATTAGTTGGTGGAAGTAAAAAAACTTCTAAAAAAACTAATAAAAAATTAGCTGGTGGCGGAAGTTGTCATACAAAAAAATCAAGTAAAAAAATGTCTAAAAAATCAAGTAAAAAAATGTCTAAAAAATCAAGTAAAAAAATGTCTAAGAAAAAAGTTAGTAAAAAAAAATCTAAAAAAGCTAAAAGAAGTAAAAAGAAAACATCTAAAAAAACTTCTAAGAAATCTTCTAAAAAAATGAGTAAAAAAAAATCTAGTAAAAAAGCTAAAAGAAGTAAAAAGAAAACATCTAAAAAATCTAGTAAAAAAACTTCTAAGAAATCCTCTAAAAAAATGAGTAAGAAAAAATCTAAAAAAACTAAAAGAAGTAAAAAGAAAACATCTAAAAAATCTAGTAAAAAAAATTCTAAAAAATCCTCTAAAAAAATTAATAAGAAAAAATCATCTAAAAAAGCTAAGAGAACTGCAGCACCTCATCTTGCACTTGTTCAACAATTATTAAAATTAATAAAAGAAAAAGAAAGTATTAATCATCCACAAGCAATGAAAAAAATGAAAGAATATATGACCAAGGCTTTAGGAAAATCATATGAACAAGCAAAAGCAGAAGGTATGACTTATATGGAAGCATTAAAAAAAACTATTGAAAAGAATTAAATATAAAAAAATTAATATCTATTAATAAATTTAGATATTAATTTATAAATTTTTTTTTGTTTTTCGATTTTTTCTTATTAGTATTTTTTTCATCCCTTCAATTTTATGAATATGACATCTTTCTCTTCTAGACATACCATATGTAGCATTATTTTTACATCTATTTTTTTCTAAGTCTATGAATTGACATAAACTTATATTTATATTAATCATATTTTTTAATTTATGACGTGAACATCTAATTGGTTTTCTTCCTGCAAAACCATATATTGCTTTTGAAAAACAAAGTTGAGGTGTTAAATATATTGAATCTTCACAACAAACTGTACCATGCATTCCTTTCATTCCTGGTTTATAACATGAACGACAAATAACGTTGATTTTTTTAATTTTATAAAACATTTTTTGTTTTAAATGATAAAATGATGATTTACTACAATTATCTAATGTACACTTTTTATATTTTTTTTTAATATCTTTATCACTTTTTAAATATTCATCCTCTGAAATTTCTAAATTAGTATTTTTAGATTTATATTGATTAATTAAAGTTATATTATTATTCATTTGATTTTGATGTTGAAATTGTAATAAATTATGTTGTTTAAAATGATTATCCATTTGTTGTTGATAATATTGATTTCGCATTTGTTGTTGATAATATTGATTTCGCATTTGTTGTTGATAATATTGATTCTGTATTTGTTGTTGATAATATTGATTCTGTATTTGTTGTTGATAATATTTATATTGTATTTGCTGATTTTGTATTTGTTGTGGATATGTATAATTCATATAATTATAAATTAACTAGTATTTAAATTATTTATAATTTGTTTTCAATTTTTATAAAACAACCTTTGACTTAAAATTTATTTTATGAACTTTTTTAAGATGCCGATTGAATGAACCTTTATGTTTACTTTTATATGAACAATTAGAATGTTTACAAATATGCCAAATAATATTTTCTCCAATATCATGAATATTTTTTTCATGTTCTTTTAAATGAGATTTTTGTCTTGCTTTATAATGACAATCAGATTGTTTACAATGATACCAAATAATTGGTTTATTTCCAGTATTATGTTTTAGCATTTCATGTTTTGATAATGATGCTTTTACTTTAGTTTTATAATTGCAGTGATTACAAGAATACCATTTGATGTCTCCAATATTATGTATTAACATAAGATGAACTTTTAAACAACTTTTTCGTTTAGATTTGTATTCACAAAAATTACATTTAAATAATTCTTCATTTTTTTCGTTTTTTAAAATAGATATATGATTTGTAATAGAATTATTTGTTGATTTATTATTCGCATTTTGTTGATCTGATATAGAATTATTTGTTAATTTATTATTCGCATTTTGTTGATCTGATATAGAATTATTTGTTAATTTATTATTCGCATTTTGTTGATCTGATATAGAATTATTTGTTAATTTATTATTCGCATTTTGTTGATCTGATATAGAATTATTTGTTAATTTATTATTCGCATTTTGTAAAGTAAATTGATTAACAGGTAAATTAATATTTGTAGGTATTCTTATTAATGGATAAACTGTAGGTATATTATAATAATAACTAGGATAGCAATATTGATTTTGTAAATATATTTGTTGACTTTGAAGATACATTTGTTGATTTTGTAAATTAAATTGTCGATTTTGTAAATATATTTGTTTATATCTATTATTTATATTTTGATAAATATTAGGATTCATATTAGTATTATTTAAGAAATTTGGTAATTTTTTGTTTTTTCAATTTCAATTTATTTAAGTATATTTTAATTAATAATTATATAAAAATAAATATTTAAATATGTGTAAACATTATAATAGAAATTGTAAAATTAAATTTGGAAAATATTTTTGTAATATATGTAATTTTTTTGATAATGATGATTCTAAAGGACAATTTCATTGTGATAAATGTAATATTTG